CGGGCAAGGCCACGTTGGTCTACAACGATGGCACTAACGTAGTAGATGTTTTAAATTCATTTAGCAGCGCTATCTTGGGAGCAGAAAACGCGGGCAGTATTATCCCGTTCTACTTTGCCAATCAAGCAGCCTTTCCTTCTGCGTCAACTTATCACGGCGCAATAGCTCACAGCCACGCAGACGGGGCAATGTATTTTGCTCACAGCAGTGCATGGGTTAGGATGCTTGATACTGGTGGGCCATTAGGCACACCTTCAAGTGGCACTTTAACGAACGCTACAGGTCTTCCTATCAGCACAGGTGTATCAGGATTAGGAACTGGTGTAGCAACCTTTCTAGCCACTCCATCAAGTGCAAACCTAGCGGCAGCAGTTACGGGCGAGACAGGCACTGGTGCTTTAGTTTTTGCCACTTCACCAGCACTAGTAACGCCTAATCTAGGTGTTCCGTCTTTTGCTACGTTGACAAGTGCTACAGGTCTACCTTTAACAACAGGTGTTACTGGTACTTTACCTGTCGCCAACGGCGGCACAAACATCACAACTTATGCAGTTGGCGACATCATCTACGCATCAACTACAGGCATATTAAGTAAACTTGCAGATATTGCAACGGGTAGTGCGTTGATCACAGGCGGTATTGGAGTCGCCCCATCCTACGGCAAAATTGGTCTAACTACTCATGTGTCAGGCAACTTACCTGTCACTAATTTAAATTCAGGAACATCCGCAAGCGCAAGCACATTCTGGCGTGGTGATGGCACTTGGGCGGCGGCAGGCACGGGATCAGTTACAAGTGTTGCTCAATCCTTTACGGGTGGTCTGATTTCAGTTGCTGGCTCACCTGTAACAACATCAGGCACCTTGGCCTTGACAGTAGCTGGTACATCTGGTGGAATACCTTATTTTTCTAGCGCAAGCACTTGGGCAACTTCTGCGGCACTAACACAATACGGTGTTGTGTACGGCGGGGGAGCGGGTGCAACACCTGTTGCAACTGCGGCGGGTACTACGGGTCAAGTTTTAACAGCAACAACCAGCGGCGCACCTACTTGGGCGGCGGCAAGTGGTGGTTCACAAGCATTCGTCGCCTTTGGTTCAACTGGCGGTTTTTAATTTTAAAGGGAAAATAAAATGGCACAAACAGTAAATATCCGCAGGGGCACGACTTCTATTACTGCGGCGGGAAGTTACAGCACAATTTTTACAATGAGTACGGGAACAGCCGCTAGGATTATTCCCGTGATGTTTACTATGTACTTTACTCAACCAGTTAATGTAGCGGAAGCAAATTATTTTTATATAAAAGTAAATAGCTCTGCGGGCGGTGGGCAAGTTTTATCTATGATGCCGGCTATCAATTTTAGCAGCTCCAGTATGAGGTCTATGCAATTAAATGCTACGGGTAATAACTCGGGTTATTCGGTTCAATCAAAGGGAACAGGCGATGCGCAGCAGGCAACTGCTTCGCTATATGCTAATTACAGCGGATATATGGTAGACAACACCACAACTACTACAACTACTGCTGTTTCATTTACCAATCAACCAATAAGTTTACCAAATTTTTGGATGGGTTCTGGAGATTCAGTACAATTGAAGGTTTATAACAGATACGTATCAGGTAAAGCTAATTTAAGTAACACTCTGCAAGTAGCGTATTCATTTGTTGAAATTGCTGAATCTTAATTAAGGAAAATCATGACTACAAAATCTTACGCCATTTTTAAAAAATCAAATAATTTAATTGTTCAATCTATGAGCATGGAAATCAATCGCATTTTTGATGTGCAACAAAATTTAGATCAATTCTGCGAAGACAATGGATTTAATATTAACGATTATGAATTAGTAGAGCTTTCAATCAAACTGCCAAAAGAAGTTTCGCACGGCAAACACATTTATGATGCCGCAACTAATTCTGTAATTGTTGACCCAACATGGATTGAGCCGCCACGCGTTGAAACAACAAGCATTCCAGTTAGCGGAACTTGAGCATGAATGACCATCCTGAAATTGCCGTCAGTTGCGTGTCGTCCGTGTATGTGCGCCAAATGCACTTCAAAAAAGCGGGTGACATTGAGCAAGGTCATTCACACCAGTTTGACCATCAAACATTGTTGTCGCGTGGCTCTGTAAAAATTACGCTAGAAGGCGTAGAAAATGTTTATCATGCGCCGCACATCATTTTTATTCGCAAAGACCACAGGCATGAATTGGTTGCGTTAGAAGACGACACCCTATGCTATTGCATTCATGCGTTGCGTGATGGTAACGATGTGTGCGACATTATTTCACCAGATGCAATCCCAATGGGCGCGGGTAGTGGTGAAGCCTTTAAAGTTGCCAAAGGTTTATTAAATGAACCCGCATATAGTTCGTAAAAAACAATTTATTACTCAAACGCAATGTGATGAGCTTAACGCTTGGGTCAATGTTGCTATACAAAACAAATGGCTTGATTTGGGTCGCGGGGAAAACGCTAGTTGGAACATGAATTCTAGGTTGACGACTAGACAATACGGACATAGGTTTGTATATCCGCAAATTGTGCATGATGTTTTTGCAAAGATAACTGAGGCATTGGGGTTGCAAGATTTAGATAAAAGCGTTGCGGGCGGCGGGCGTGATGGCGTTGTTGTTTCATGCACCTACGCCAACGGGGATGTTTATGAACACACAGATCCTATGGAAGGAGACTGCCATGTTTTGAGGTGCAACATCATGTCACAAAAAACTGAAGATGGTGCTAAACTTTACATTGATGGTAAACATATAGATATTGAAGTTGGCGAATTGCATTGCTATTTGCCCTCTGATGTTAAGCATTATGTTACAACAGCCGAAGGTGACACCCCTCGCATTATGTGGATGTTTGGTTACCAAGTGTCCAAAAAAGAATTTTTAAACGTCAAAGAAAGATTTGAAGATGCACTTGCAACTGCCAATTGAGTTAGCAAACCAAGTTCTTGGTTACTTGGGCACACGCCCATACCAAGAAGTGTTTCAGTTGATTCAAGCAATTCAAGAAACAGCTAAACCACCTGCTGCATCTGAAGCAGCACTTGCACCGGAGTAGCCATGTGGGACTGGGCTGAAGCAATTATTGCCGCAGCCTGTATTGTGGCCTTCGTGATCTTTGGAACTTACCTCATAGCGTGGGGCGGGACATGGTGAATGAAATGGTTATTGATGTTCTTTTTGGTGTTTCTACCGGGAGCATCCAGCCAAGATAGAAAAACTGAATACCGCTGTGTGCGGTGGGCGTGGACGGGTGATGTTTATAACCGCAAAGTTGTTTGCCTACAGTGGGAAAAGGTTGTACGAAAATGATTGACCCTCTAACAGCCCTAGCGGGTCTACAGAGTGCCATAGGGCTTGTGAAGAAAGCCGCACAGGTTGCAAACGACCTAGGTGGCCTAGGCGTGATGGTCGGTCGTATGTTTGACGCAAAGAGCGTGGCGACCAAGGCGATGGTTGATGCCAAGCGGTCAGGCAACAAGTCTAACTTCGCGCTGGCGATGCAGATAGAAAATGCGCTGATGCAGACCGCCAAGCTGGAGGCGGAGCTTCAACTGATCTACATGCAGACAGGCAACATAGACGTATGGAACAAGATTAAAGCACGGTCGGCTGCGATGGATAGAGATGATGCCCACCTTGCAAGACAAGCCAAAGCAGACGAGAAGAAACGCAAAGAGAAAGCACAAGAAGAACTTGAACTAGCGGCTGGCCTTACGGCAGGAACTTTTCTTTTGATGATGTTTGCGTTTGGCTTGTACGAGTTGTTTGCGTTTTGTGCAGTCAACAGGTGCGGTCGGTAAAATCAACTGAGGGGTCATAATGTTTGATATATTAAGTGGCGGTATTCTGGGTTCTGTGTTTGGTGGTCTGTTCCGTATGGCCCCCGAGGTGCTCAAGTATTTTGATAAGAAGAATGAGCGCCTGCATGAGCTTAATATGTTTGCCCGTCAGTGCGAACTAGAAACCTTGCGCGGTCAGCAGAAGTTAGCTGAGATTGGTGCTCAAAGAGAAGCCGCTATTGACGTAGGTGTCATGGATGCGTTTCAGTCTGCCATAGAACAACAAGCCACAATGGTCAAAGCCGCTGGTGGTTGGGCGGCTAGTCTATCCGCTTCCGTCAGGCCAGTTGTAACTTACTGGGTACTGTTTGTGTGGAGTTTTATCCACGTATGGTTTGCATGGAACGCATGGATTACTGGCGCTCCTCCCGTAGAAGTGTTCAAGATAATGATGTCTCCTGACTTCTCAGCTTTGCTGGCTGGGACAATCAACTTCTGGTTTTTGGATCGTACATTAGCAAAAAGGGGTTTATAAATGGCACACGCTATTACTTGTTTAGTTCACGAAGATGGCCCTTTGTATTCACATCCAGTACAGGATGGGGAGTGCAAACACTGCGCAGATGGTTGCCCCGCTTGTGACGCTAGGAAATTGCCAAAGGAAACACATGATTTACTTTGAACATAACCAGCCGCACTATCTTGTATGGCCTGTGCTTGCATTGAGTTTAGACGATGAATTTTGGATTGGAATAGGCTGGCTTAATTTTGAAATAGGTTGGCGTAATGGCGATGGTGGCTGGGGTGATGAAGCTAAACTCAAAGAAAAGAACGCATGAACTTAGAACTAGCCGCAGAGATGTGCAAACGGTTTGAGGGCTTTCGCTCCAAGCCGTATCTTTGCCCTGCCAATGTAGCCACGATTGGCTACGGGTCTACCTACTACGCAGATAAACGCAAGGTAACTTTGGAAGATGCGCCCATGAGTCAGGAAGAGGCTCACGCCCTTTTGATGGTTGAGTTAGAACATACGTATCTGCCCGGTGTTCTGCGTAACTGCCCCGGTCTAATCTTAGACGAACGCAGGTGCAACGCCATCGTGGACTTTGCCTACAATTTGGGCACTGGACGCTTGCAAACATCTACGTTAAAGAGGAAAATCAATGCCAATGATTGGGAAGGCGCAAAAGAACAACTG